CTTCCATGCTTTTTCTAATAATTCAAAACACGGTATCATTAATTTCGTTCTAATATATTCTAATGTTTCGTTATCTACTTCTGGTTGAATATACTTTAATGGTTGCATATCATATCGCGGTTGTTTGGGTGGATATAACAACCAAAAATTGTTCTGTGGGATTATTAATGGATCGGTATATACCGTTTCAGTCCATTCCCCTTCTCGTAGATATAGTTCTCGTGCTTTATCTTCTGACATCATTTCATTACCAACTATTGCATTTTTATGAAAAAATTCTGTTAATAACGGATCAAAAATTTCTCCCGATGCTTTGTCTGGTTCTCTTTTTAAGTAACTGCCAAATGCTCGCCTACGCATGACACATTCAACAGGAATCATTTTACATTTTTTTGCAATAAATGATGTTTCATCATTTCGTATTTCATACGCTACTGGTACACCTGCTTGTTTTAAATGAAACATTACATTACAATTTTGTGTTGTTTTATCTTGTGCTACAGGCAAATCTGCTTGTATAGCGGCATCGTTTGCTGTAAGAGAATCCTTGGTTGTAATTCGTACTAATGTCGGATCATCTAACACTTCTATTCGTTTTGTTTTTCCTTCTATCATACTTTATCCATAAATTTGATTTTGTTGATTGTTTACCATAACAAAGGTTGCACATTTTGGTATATCTTTAATTCTTCGAGCACCAATCATAGTACATGCACTTCTAAGTCCGCCTAAAATATTTTTTATTGTGCTACGAACAGGTCCTCTTGATTCTATTATAACTCGTTTACCTTCTGTACTTGTGTAACCGTCTTTTCTTGCACCATGTACTTCTTTAGCACGATCTGAACTCATTCCATAAAATTCATATTTACCATCTATTAATTCTGTTTCACATTCGTCATAAAATGCTAACATGCCGCCTAACATAACAAAGTCTGCTCCTGCACCAAATGCTTTTGTTATGTCACCAGGTACAGTACATCCTCCGTCAGCAATTACATGTCCACCTAATCCGTGTGCGGCATCTGCACATTCCATTACCCCACTTACTTGTGGCATACCAACTCCTGTTTGTTCTCGTGTTGTACATACACTACCAGGACCTATACCACATTTAACTATATCTGCTCCGGAAATACATAACTGCTCCGTCATTTCTGCGGTAATAACATTACCAGCTATTAGAATTTTGTCTGGAAAATCATCACGTACACGTTTAACAAAATCTGAGAAGTTCTGTTGATATCCATTGGCTACATCAATACAGATAAACTTAACTTCAGGCCATTCGGTTAATACCGCTTTTGCAGTTGTATAATCTTCGGCATTATCTTCCCACATAGCATTAGTACCTGTACTAACTATTACATTATTTAAACGTAATCCTTTGTCTACTGCTTCTTTCCAATTATTAAATGTATATTGCTTTCTAATTGTGGTAAGCATATTAAATTCTTGCAGTACCATTGCCATAGAAAACGTACCTACACCATCCATATTAGATGACATAATAGGGGTACCTGCCCAAGTTTGAGCAGACTCATCCCAATGCCTAAACGTAAACTCTCTTTCTAAGTTTACACTTCGTCTACTGGATATTGTAGAACGTTTGGGTTGAAGCAATACATCACTGTAATCTAATTTTATTTCTGTATCAACTCTCATATTATTTTGTGAAAACGTAAATACCTTCGTATTTTTCTGTTTTGCCTTCTTTACGGAAGTTACCAACACCAGGCCGGGTTATTAGTAACATCTTAATTAATTTATTGTAATTAAAACCTATTTTTTTGGCAGTTGCAATCCACCGATCTACTATTTTAAATTCTTCTTTTGGGGTTTTGTAATTTGCTATATTAGTTGCAAATACCCCATCTGTATTTAACCCATTATAAATATTTTGCATTGTTGGTTCAACATACCCCTCAAACCATTCGTCTAATGTATTGTATTTTACCATACATTGTGTGGATTCGTCACAATACTTTTCTAAATTAAAATACGGAGGACTACTAAATGCCAAATCTATATTTTGTGGTTTGTATTCTTCACTAACTGTACAATTTATTTCTATATTGCTACGCAAAAAATTAGAAAGATGCTTTAAATATTTTACAGTTTCTGTATTTGGTTCTACACAAATATATTCGTATTGCATTCTACTTATGCATGTACCTAACATTCGACCACCATACCCTGCACTATAATCATATACTTTGCCATTAAAAATAGGACAAAGTTCTTCTACAATGCTTCGTGCATTAAATGCTTTAAAATTCTGTATATTTTCGCCTGTTACTAGTTCTAATGCTCTACGTATTGCAGTAGGTTTAACTAAATTGTTGCCTGTTCTATGTTCAAAACAAATTTTTATTGCACGTTTTAATTTAGTGTTGTTATAAAATCTATCTTTTAAACTATTACTACCTCTGCCTTTAGGTTCAGCAGTCATCATATTAGGAAACAAAAATCGTATCAAATCTTGTCCTTTATTATTTCCTAATCCTAATATGTTATCTTTAATTCGATTAGGTATACTTAATCGAAGTTCTCTTATTTTATTTTCTATACCTTTTTGACTAAAGTATGTTATAGGTACTATGTTAATTGATCTATATATATTAAATATTTCTTCTGTTACTTTTTCAGGATCTTTATTGTATCGTTCATTAGTAAAGAGTTTTAAATCTTCAAAAACATCTTCATATCCTGTAAACTCAAGTAGGTTATTTTTATTTGTAATCTCCCACATTTCGTATAATTTTACCAGCCCTTCCATTGGTAGTTATCTATTAAAGATTTGTCTATTGCTTGTTTAAGATATGGGACACCTGAGGTGCCACCAGTACCTTTATCATTTCCTATAATTCGTTCTACTGTTTTCATGTGTGAAAATTGCCATTTTTTAAATATTGTTTCTATATCTGATAGTTGGTGTTTATATTTGAAATTCCATCGTTGCATTAATTTTGTTAATAATACTTCTACTTTTTTATATTGTTCTGATTGCATACCTGAAGCAGACCCTAATTTATCTCTAAAACAATTATATTCTTTTGGAGTCATTGTTGCAATTATATTCCATAAACTGTTTAAATGTTCAAATATTTTTACTATACGTTGTAATTGAATTGTTGGATTATATGTTGGTTGGTCGGGCGTGTCAATTAAACAATTACTACTATATTTATGGTAGGGATGACTGGATTCGAACCAGTGACCTCTTGCTCCCAAAGCAAGCGTTCTTCCGGGCTGAACTACACCCCTGTTGGATGGAGCTGACGGAGGGAGTCGAACCCCCGACCTGAGGTTTACAAAACCCCTGCTCTGGCCAACTGAGCTACGTCAGCTTGTATAACTGGAGGATTTTTTATTATCAAATTCAACAGTATATTTCTTTGGCTTATTAGCTTTTGCCTCTTTAACCTTACTGTCAAATTCGGGATTGTGCCATCGCTCATGCCAATCGCAATCAGAAGTTGAAACTTCAACATAAGTACCATCGGGTAATTTTTCGCCTATTTTTTTACCACCATGTTGATGTTTCTTTTTTTCAATCCGTCGACGTTCTGCATTTTCTTGAGAAATCATATGTCGATATTGGGGCGAACGTTCTAACGCTTCGTCTTTTGTAGTATATTTTGACATTAGTGGGACCTCGCAAATTCAAGTTTTTTTAAACGATATGCTGTATCTTCAACAACTTCTTGCCATTTATAATATTCATGTGCTGTTCTGGCATGGTTAACTTTCCAAAATGCCTCACGAAGTCTTCTAATCAATTCTTTTTTCATCTTTAGTCTCTGTAATAATATTATCAATATCACCCATTGAAATAATTTTTTGAGCATGTTCAACTTCATAATCAATTATTTCATAGTCGAGTTCTTGTCTAGCATCTTTATACAATAACTTTCGTAAATAATCAGTTGCTTCGATTAATGTATCAAAATCTGATCGTCGAGAACGTATTGTTCTACTTTCAATATTTTCAGTAAGAAGGACTAGTCTATACATATAAAAACTCTATAAAATATTTATATTAAATGAATCAGCACCGTGTTTATATTATAACATATGTTTAACCTGAAAGTCAAGTTAAATATTTTTCAATCATTTGCTTTCTGCCATGATATCTATGAAGTCTGTCTAAGACATCATCTAGCTCGTCTTCTTCAGTTATACTATATTCGTTTTCTAGGTAAGGATTTTCGTATTTTTCTTTTGCAATTTCTGTTAATTGCTGTATTTTTAAAATTATACTTTTTAAATATTTTTCCATGTTAATCTGCTGATTTTGGGATTGCTTTGGAAACATCAAATGTGTAAAATTCAATTTGACCTAAAATACTTTTACTATTGGTGTCGTCGCCTTCGTCTACAAGCTCGCCTTGGATAATTTCTCCGGCTTGTTGTCGTCCGGACATTTCTTCTTGTTTATCATGATCAGATTCTGAATATGGAAATCTATATGCAATAGGTTCTTCATCATCTTGATAGGCAACCCAGTAAAATATCCAATCGGGTTCCTTAACTGCTGACGAAATAACTTGAAATTTTCCTTCTTTTACCTTATCTGTTGGATATCCTAACATACTTTGTACTGTAACATAAGTTGTTACAGTAAGGGCAAGAGTAGCAGGAATAACAATAAACATCCATATTTTATCTACACCATGTTGTATTAAATCCCATAAAAATATAGCAAGTAATACTATCCATGCTACTACTAAAAAACTAAACGTTACCATTATCCTTATCTCCTAAATTCATCTTCGTACCTACCAGCAGGTCCAAGGTTATCATTGCCTGGTGGATTATCATAACGATTAACATCTTCTCTTTCTCCAACAAGGGACGTTCCAATTTGTTCATGTAACTCATAATCGAATCCTGCTGATCCATGAACTTCGTCGTCATCGGCTGGTTCATCACCTTGTATTTGTTCGCCCTCGCCTGTGGGGGGTGGTTGCATAGGGGTACTACCGGCGGAAGAAGTCATTGTGCCTCCTTGCTGTAGTTTTCCTGCGAATCTTTTTTTTCGATGATTCTTTGATGTTACAAACCCTTCAGGATTAACCGTAAACCTTATAACTGTTTCTTCGCTACCTCGAAGAGGCAAGGTAACAACACCAGTATGTACTTCGCCGTATGGATTAAGTTTTATTACTTTTGTTGTGACTTCAATTGGCCCTCCTTTTTTAGCATCGGCTTTCATAGAATATAAATGATTATTAACAATATATTCTCCAGGAATAATACCTCTAATTGTCATTACTTCTCGATTTAAATAAATTATTTTTGTTGTACCATCTGCTAATATTACTGTATCATTAGATATGCCTAGATCGTCTTTATCTAAATGTAATAAGCCGGCATGCATGTTAGGGAAACCAACTATGTTACCAACAGGATCAGACATCCATAAGTCTATGTCATAAGCGGATTGGTCATCCCATTCCATTATAATCATAAACTCGGCTTTTGCTTCAATTTCTGCATCTTTTTCAACGGGGTTAATCAAAATAAATGCAACTATGAACATGAATGCAAAGCCGATTAGTACGTTAAACAGCAAGTCGGTAAATGCTAAACTACTTTTATATTGAGATTTACTGTCCATTGGCTTGGTTCTCGTTTTCTACATTAACTAGTTGAATTTTTAATGTTAGAGAACAAATTAAGCCAACTAGTGTTGTATATAATGCAGTACTCATACCCAATGCCATTTTAGATAGGGCTGTTTGAATTGTTGCTGTATTTGCTAAGTCTATGTCTGCAAAGGCTCCGTTGAGCATTAATAAGAAACCGGTCACAGTTCCAATCATACCCAAAGCTAGGCACGTTTCAGAAATAAACCATCCTGTGGCGATATTTTGATATTGATATTCAGATTTGCTTGTACACCATCCTATCCAGGCTGATGTAAAAATAAAAACAGATAATATAAGAAAACTTATTTTAGTTTGATCACCTTCATATAAGTCTATGTGTAAATCAAAATATACTGCCACTCCTCCTGCAAGAATCGACATACAAAAAATAAGCCACCATCGTAATAGTGCTTTCAAACATTTACCTCCTAAACAGTTTCGACTAATTTATCTGTTAGTCCTTTATAATCGCCGACATGTTCGCCGTTTAGAATAATTTGGGGGAAATTTCGATAACCACCTATTTTCTGGTATAACTCTCTAGGGGTCAGATCGGTCCCAACTTCTTTTTCTTCGTAGACTATGCCGCGGCCCTTCAGTAATTCTTTTGCCTTATCGCACCATTCGCAGTCAGGGACTTTCACGTGGGTGTATACTATTGTTTCACTCATAACTATTTATCCATTTTTAAGTACTAATTGTTGTAATTCTGATGGCATATTATCCTTGTTTGCTACTGCAAGAACACCATCATATTCTATATCTCTAAGCTCAACACCATCAGATAATCGTTTTAATGATTTTGACCATCTTCCTGTGTCAACTAATGCATAGTCTCCTTCTTTTACCTCCGTGGCTTTAGGACCTACTGCTGTTACTTTAAACCATCGTGGTCTACCTTCTATTCCTACATCACTTTGTAGAATTACTCCTGCTTTTGTTGTTATTTCGCCTACGTCTAATATTACTCCGAAAATTTTATCTCGTAGTGGTTTTATTTTCATACTTCCTCTTCTTTTATTGACCCATCCGAAAATTCTATTTCTTCAACCATTGTTCCGTCTGGCTTTTCAATAGTTCGTCTATCGACAATTCCTGGCTCATCTATTCCTGTTCTTTTTGTTACTTTATTATATGTTTTTTTAACTTTACTTTGTGTGTTTTCTGTTTTTTTAGCAGGCACAGGTTCTTGTTTGATGCTTACTTTTTCACTAGCAGGTTTTGTTGCATCATAATATGCTTGTTGGACTTCTTCATTTTGTATAACAATTTCTCCACGTCGTCCAGATTTTAATACATCACCTCTTGCATTAACATCCATATTACCTACTGCAATTTCTTTTTCATTGGCAGAGGCAAGAGCGGCCATATTTAATACTTTACCTTTAGCGGTTACAACTTCTCTCATTTTAAAAACTCCTTTATATCTAAATTATACTTTAAGCTATTTACTTTATGAATACCTATTAAAAATAAAACGTAACTAGCAACAGAACTACCTCGGCCTACACCCCATACTATTTTATTTTTACGCATGATATCGACAAGGTAAATTAAAAATCGCAAAACATTCATCATTTTACGTTCTTCAAACATTGTCATTTCTATTGCAATTCGTTGTTTTTCGTCGTCTGTTTTTACTAAATTTTTAATAAATTCATATACATTTAATGTTTTATACACATCTGGCATGAACCAATTAGAAACGCATTTTATTACAAATTGTGCCTCTGTTAATTCTTTATTGTTTGCATATGTTATTTCATTTTTTTCTAAATCATATTCTTCTATATAATAATTATATTGTTCGGTGTTTTGTGTTTTTTCGGCTTTAACATGATCAAGAGTATGACCGCCATATATCAATTCAAACAAACCTTCTTCATTTAAAATAACTTGTCCAAATTTATCTTTGTACTTATCCAATATCAATGATGTCATCGAATGCTTTATCGTCAGTTGGTTTCTGTTGTTCTTTTGCTATTAATGTAGTTCGTCTTTCAATCACCATGTTTAACATCACATGCAAGTGTTCAACTACCTGCATATGAGCATTGGCTCTATATGCTGTATCTAATTTTTTAGATAATTCCTTATGTTTAGCTTCTAGTTCTTCTACTGTAAGACTAGATACATCAAAGAAAGGATTAAACGCTATTGCCATTTTTAGCCTTATATACTACTTCCATTTCTTCTTTCTTTTTCCATCCTGCGACTCCTAAGATGGCGGCAAAAGACATATGAAACATTCCGCCCATTTGCAATGTCATTGGTTCCCAACGAGTTGCTTCACATTTAACTCCGACCGGATACCGTTCTTTATCATTACAATGCTCTTCCATTTTAAGATTCCATATCAATGGCGCAACAAAAAAGTCAATTAAGCATATAAACAAATAAACTAAACCTGCCCAGTCTTTCCAATATTTGTTAATTGTTCTGTTTATATTCATTCTTTATCTGGACGAGTTATTTCAAATAAATTACACTCCCAACCTTTTCCATTAGTTGAACCACCTTCGTTATCTAATTCAGTTGGCTCGCCGGGTTTATCGTCAGGAAAAATATAACTAATGCTGTTTAAAAAATCACTGCCATCTAAATCAATTGTATTAAACACTAATCGTCTTTCGTCAAATTCGTGTCCTTCAGGAAGTTCAAATTCTGTCCAAATAAATTGGCCTTTCTCACTTGCATATGCAGTAAAATAATGTCCTGTATCATAACAGTAATTATTTCCTTCACTGGTATAACATTCTCGTTCTTCACGAATCATTTCGTCTTCTAGCCAATAGCCTTCGCCTATATCATTGAATGCATCATCCTCGGCATCTTCGTATTTGTCTCTAATCTCATATGCATTATCATATGATACAGTTTCGCCATTTGGGAGGTCAATAGAAATCCAAGCACTTTCTAAATCACAACCATAAATATGATCAATATTATCACATTCATGCCAGCCTTCGCCATCTAAAAAATCCATATCTTCTGGAATTCTATTTTCATCAACATAATCAAATGCATCCTGACAGTATTCTTCTAATGCTTCGTCACCTAATGTTGTCCAATATTCGTGTTGTTCTTCGGTTATTTCGCCTAATACAAGTTCTCCTCCATAACCACTAATATCAATTGTTACTGTATTTTTGTTTTCACTCATGTATCCCCATCGAGTCTATTTTCGCTACGTTCAGCGTCAAAATGTCCTTCGGGAAACCTTGTTTTAAGTTTATCTGCATTGATTTGTAATACTTCATTAGGGTCGGCGCCCAATGAGGTACAGGCATTTGCCCAGTACCATGCGACGTCGCCTAATTCTTTTATTAATCTTGTACGGACTTCCTCATTTAAAGGTTTTCCTTGGAACAAAATTTTCTTCACTTGTTCAGTGAACTCACCGCCCTCTGACACTAAGCCAAATGCGGCAGTAATAAGTCTTGGTATGTTAATATTACCCACCATATGTGCGGGCGATTGTTCTAATTCTGCTAATCTATGTAAAAAACTTGAGTATTGTTTTGATTCGTCGCTTGTTATTGAATCGACAAATTGTCTATATTCTTCTAATTCCATAATATTTTTTTTATTTTTTTTACAGTATCCACGCCGGTTTATCTTTAAATGTACCACCTTTAACATTAAAACTTGTAGAACATCCACAAGTTGACGTTGCCTTTGGATTGTCAAATCTAGGCCCAGGAGCAGATAAATCTGAACTCCAATCTATGGTAAGACCGTCTGTTAATAAATGGCTTTTTCTGTCAACAACTATATTAACACCCAATGATTCGAATGTCAAGTCCTTTAACAGAGGCATTGTATCAAATGTTAATTTATATTCAAATCCTGCACAACCACCTCCAGTAACAGTTACTCGTAAATATGCATCTAAAATGTTTTCATCTTCGCATAATCGTTTGAAATTTTTACTTGCAAGTTCTGTTAATGTAATCATTATTCATTTTACCTTTTTTACTTTTTTCTTTGGCGCTACTTTTTTCTTTGGTTTTGGTGTAACTTTTTTCTTTTTAGGATTTAAGCCTGTTGACTTTTTAGGTTTTACTTTCTTTTCTTCCTTTTTCTTTTCTTCCTTTACAGGTTCAATAGCAAGAAACTGTTTTATATATTTTATTAATTTATCTATAAAATTCATTGGTTACCTTTTGTATACGCATCAAGGATACTTTTAGTATCTGCACCATCTTTATATAGGTGTACTACATCCTGAGCATTTTCCTGGGCTATAATAGATGTATGTTTCATTAACAATGTATCTATTTCTTGAATCCTTGCTTGATGCCCAGCCCGTTCAGCATTAAGTTCGGAAATTTCCTTAGCATTTAATTTCATTTTTTTGTTTATAATCTTTAATTGCGCCTTTAATTGCATCTTCTGCAAGAACCGAGCAATGAATTTTGACCGGTGGAAGCGACAATTCTTCTACAAGCTCTGTGTTTGTAACTGTCATTGCTTCATCTAGTGTTTTACCTTTAACCCATTCAGTAGCAAGACTGCTTGTAGCAATGGCACTACCACAACCAAAAGTTTTAAATTTAGTATCAACTATCTTATTATCTTCAACTTTTATTTGTAATTTCATTACATCACCACATTCAGGTGCTCCGACGAGACCTGTGCCGACATTTGTGTCATTTTTATCAAAACTTCCAATGTTTTTCGGATTTTCAAAATGATCTAAGACTTTATCGCTATATGCCATATTATCCTCTATTGTTAAGTGTATACATATTACTATTTATTTGATTTTTATTCATCTACATTGAATAGGTCTTCGCACCATTCTCTATGTCCTTCTCTCCAAGCCATATTAGTTTGTGTTTCACGTACTTCTACTCTAAAACACCAAAGTCGTTCTGCTTCACCCGGACCCCACATATCTGGAATGAATACTCCGTTTACATATTTGTATAATTGATCTGCTAAACCTTCACAACCAAGTTTTGGCAGTATGGTAAGTTTTGCTATTCCTGCTTTTTCTAATTGTTTATAAAGATCCAAGTGTGGCTCATCTTCTGCTACTAATAATGTATGATCGAACATGTCATCTAAAAAACTTTTAAGTTCTCCCATGCCACCATAATCAGCAACCCAATTTCTAACATCTAAATCATCGGTACCAAAAAAGAATCTCATACTAAAACTATAACCATGAATAACATTACAATGACTGTCTGCTTTCCATTGTCTATATGCACATGGAAATTTATCTACGTATTCTTTTGTACTATTATATTTGTACGTTCTAGATTGTCGATTTTCTAAGGTTATTTTACTCATGCTGGATCCTTAAGATTTCGTAATTTACCTTTAATAATTTGATCAGTACATATCATGCCAAACATATTTGCAATCGATTCTTGTTCAGGATTTAATTTTCCACCCCAATTATCTACAAATGATTGTAAAGATACTGCTTCTCGAATTCCGTCCATAATACAACCACAAATTTCTTTTAAATCGTCTGGCCAAAGACTATCTTGCATATATTGTGCATCTTCAAATGCCACATAACATCCATTAATAAAACCATATATTACACCTGAAGGATACTTAGGTTTAAATATTGCATTACTTTTTTCTTCTGCATGTACTTTTTTAGTTATTAAAGAAAACCCAAATCCATGTTCGTCGGTTATTAAAGTCATACATGTTATTGGTAAACTAACAAGCAATACTATTATTATTGCAATTATAATTTTTCCCATGTTGAATCTCCTAATTGTCTTACTTTAGCAATACATTTTCCGTATGGTGAATCCCATTCATCTGGTCCGATTAATGTTAATGCTAACTTACCTTTTTTTTCATACAGGTAATATTCTTTAAGGTGTACAGGAATAAACCCGCATTTAGCCATAGCAATTTTTTCTGCTAACTTAACTCTTTCGTCTAATTCTTGTGCCTGTTTAACCAATAGATTTGCGTGTTCTTTTAGTTTTTTTATTTGTTCATCAGCATAATGCCGCATTGCTGTTAAACTATTTTGTTTAACAACTTCTAATTCTGTACTGCCCCTCCATACTATATTTTTTCCACTCATTTCATATATAGAGTATTGCTAAAATTTTACCTGCTATTATACCAGCAATAATAGAGAAAATAATTATGCAACATATTACATAAAAACTCATTTAGTTAATCCCAGTGAATAAAATGATGCTTGCACACCTAATATTTGATTATAACAATCATATAAGCAATGATGTTTGGCAGTTTTTGGAAGTTCCATATCTGTAAGACCAAACAATGTTCGTGTATCACGTATCTGCCAATACTTCCACGGATTGCCTCGTTGTAATATTCTATTTATAGTTTCAATAATCATTATATCAAATATAGAACCATGAGCCCAAAAATGATCGCACCCTTTACAAAATATGTAAAAATCTTTTAATACATCTGCAATGTCATGCCTGTCGTCTAGATCAAATGCTTCTGCTTTAACTTCTTCATCTTGTTTTGCCCACCATTCCATTGTCGATTCATCCATTTGTAAACCTATGTTTGTACAAGACTCCGGATCTATTCGTCTATAGAAATGTTCCATATCAAAAGGATCTTTTTCTACATCGTTATCTGTAGGTCTAAAACGTACTGCGCCAAATGTTAATAAGGCCGCATCGGGTCGAGTACTAAGGCACTCGAGATCTATCATTAGATGATTATTCATATGTTATTATAACATATTATATAGGATAAGTCAATTTAAAAATTTAGACAAAGGCTCTATTTCACGCAACTTTTCTAGGCCGTCGCAGTCGTCTCTGAGGTCAAAGACTTCTATTTCACCGTTATCATTTATACGATTTACTGAAACTATTTTTTCTAATTCATCTCCTTCATTATGATTTACTTGAAGTTGAAATATAATATTATCATATGTAGTAATTTGAATTTTTGCTTCTTTAACAAATTCGGCAACATTAGATTCGGATTTAATATTTTTGTCAAGGTCTTGTACGACATTTAATATTTCTTCTAGTATATCGTTAATCATAATAGCCTAGTGGAAGGGCGGACTATTTGTAAAACATTTTATTTAGAACCGGGATACCGGGCTTTCCGGAAGTTTGCCTGGTTTGTTGAGTTCTAAATTTTTTAAGATTTTACTGCGGTTGCCCGCCCTATTTAATTTAAATATTTGTTGTTATATGGGTAAGATTTGATATACTTTCCCATTCTGATATATTATTTTCGTATAATCTATAAAAATTAATTTCAGGAAATTCTTGAAAGCAATAAGTAAGTTGATTTATTTCTGCTTTAACTACATGCCGTTGTTCGACACTATTTTGATTAGCGTAATGAGTTGTTCCGGCATATATGTTTTTATATTTCCCGTTACTGTATTTAACATCAAACCCCGCTAAGTACACGTTTTTGGGGTTTTTTTGGCATGCATATAAAACTGCCAACGAACCACAATTCCATTTTTTCCATTTTCCTTCTATTGATATTATCTTTGCTTCTGAACAAATATATTTGCAAGGCGAAACAACTTTGTGTACTTTACAATAACTACTACTATGTACTTCACTCAACATATTATCATCTACAACAAACAATATATCTGGAGCAAAATCTCGCCATAATGCATTACAACCATATATAATATATTTTTCTTTAAGTTTATGTAAATCTAGTTCTTTGCGACTTATGCCGTTACCAAGAACAAGAATATCAGACTTCTTCGATTTCAACATTTAAGGGGTGGCCATTTTGTCTGGCTTGTGTTGTGGATTCAACAGCTTTTTGTTCAGCTATTTCGTATGTATATACTCCTGCAATTCCTTTACCTTTTTCATGGACCTGGACCATAATTTCTTCGGCGGCTTCATTTGAATGATGAAATATTGTTACTAATATATAGATAACAAAATCCATAGGAGTAAAATCATCGTTAATTAAAAGTACCTTATACTTGTCAGGTTCTTTCACATTAACGTCAACCGTCGTATCAATATTTTCTTTTGTTGTTGTTTCTATCTCTGCCATACTAAAATATTTATAGAATGCGGTGCAGATTGCCCACACCGCATTATATGTTGCTTAATTAACCGTGATAGGAATTACCTTAGGTTTTTCTTCCTCAGGTATGTCTTGTTCCAAATCTATAGCCAACATGCCATTTTTAAGAATTGCATCCTTAACAAGCACATGTGGACCTAAGCGAAAAGTTCTGTCAAAAGAACGATTAGCAATACCATGGTGGACAAAGTGATCTTCGTCCTCATTAGTTTTACTTTCAATCTTACCTTTAACTGTAAGATTACGTTCTTTTTGTGAAACTTCTATATCGTCTTCACCGAAGCCAGCAATGGCCATTGAAATTACCCATTTACCGTCATCGACTTGCTCGATGTTATAGGGTGGATACCCTGTAGATGATGCAGTATATGAATTAGAGAACTGCTCTAAGTCTCTAAACATTCTGTCCATTCCAACTGTAAACGGTGTAAGTGAAGTGATGAAATCGCTAAGATTTCCGGTTGTGAGGTGTCTAGTCATAATATTCTCCTTTATAAGCAAGACTGAGTCGAATTAACCCTACCATAGGCATTAATCCTCTCATAATATTTATCACTATTATACTATGTTATAATAAAAATGTCAAGTTTTTTTGATTCTTTATTTTACTTTTCCATATCGGCTAGCTAATTCTAGCCATTGTTCATATAATTTTTCGTCTCGTTTCTCAATACGAGAAATACATTGGGCCCGCCGTCTTCGGCGCTTGTCAGATGGTTTTTCGTAATATTGTCTTTTTTTCAAATCACGTATTATACCTTCGGCATTAACTTTTTTCTTTAAAATTCTAAGTGCTTTCTCCACATTGCCACGTTGAACTTCAACAGAAATTCTTACTTTTTTGTGCGTCATTAGTTATTTTTTTTCATTATACCGATAATTCTTGGACCGGTTCTTTGCGGTTCTGTAAGGTACTCTACTCCTTCTAATAATTCTTCTACTTCTTTAAAAATTTCAAATCCCGCTTTTATATGCCCTTGTTCACGACCTTTAAACCGTATTACTACTTTTACGTTATTGCCTTTATCTATAAATTTTTGAATTTGTTTGGCTTTGGTTTCTAAATCGTGTTTTTGTGTTACTGGCCGCAACTGAATTTCTTTGATTTCAATTCTAGATTCACGGGCTTTCTTATCTTTTTCTTTTTGTTTCTTTTTTTCTGCGTATATGTATTTATTAAGATCCACTATTTTACAAACAGGCGGATTTGCCTGTTCTGAAATCATAACAAGATCGAGATTTTTTTCCTTTGCTATTTCGACAGCATCTCTTGGGTCTTTTATGCCTAATTGAGCGCCGTCGGCATCTATAAGACGTATTTCTCGCATTCGTATATCATTATTAACTTTAAAATTATGATTATTTCTTTTATTATATTTCCGTGGATGTTGGTTTCTCATTAATTTTTTCTCCTTTAAAGACAAATATTGGTTTTGTGTTTTCTGAAACACATTTTTCATTTATAACAATTTTTTCTACACCTTCTTCTCTAAGCTCGGGTAGTATAAATTGTAGTTCTAGTAATAATTCTTCTATTGCAGAATTAAGTCCTCTTGCTCCTACTTTTTTATTAATACATTTTTTAGCTATTTCTTGACATGCATCTCCGGTAATTTCTAAGCCAATATCATCCATTTTAAATAATCGTTGATATTGCTTTACTAATGAATTATCTACATCTAATAAAATATTAACAAGGTCGCCTTTTGTTAATTCTTCTAAATGTGATATAATTGGTATTCTACCTACAAATTCAGGTATTAATCCATATATAACAAGATCTTCTGGTTCTACAAATTGTAGTAAATTTTCAGGTTTTTTATCATCAGATAAATTAGCACCAAACCCAATAGAAGATCCTTTCTTAAGGCGTTTTTTGATTATTTTATCCAAACCTATAAATGCTCCGCCAAGAATAAACAAAATATTAGTAGTATCTACAGAAACAAGATCTTGGCTTGGATGTTTACGTCCCCCTTGAGGAGGAATTTTGCATTCATATCCTTCTATCATTTTAAGTAGTGCTTGTTGGACACCTTCACCTGACACGTCACGAGTGATACTTGCAGATTCTGTTTTTCTACTTTTTTTATCTATTTCATCAATATATATAATACCCATTTCTGCTCTGTCTATATTTCCATCAGCAGATATTAATAATCTAGTAATAACATTTTCTACATCGTCACCAACATATCCTGATTCAGTTACAGTTGTTGCATCTGCAATGGCAAACGGTACATCTAATAATTTTGCTATAGATTTGGCTAATAATGTTTTTCCAGATCCACTCGGACCCAAAAATAATACATTACTTTTGTCAATTTCAATATCATTGATATGGGCATTTAATCGTTTATAGTGGTTATAAACAGCGACACTCAGAACTTTTTTTGCGGCTTCTTGTCCAATAACATATTGTTCTAAGTGATTATAGATTTCTCTAGGTGTGAATATTTCATAGTTATCAATTTTTGCGGCTTCTTCTTGTATTATTTCATAACAAAGATGAATGCATCTATCACAAATGTATGCATGTTCGCCTTGGATAAGTTTTGATACTTCGTCTTTGTGTTTACCACAAAAATGGCAATTCATAATTTGAAGTTCATTCATATAGATTACATTACTATTTTGAAGAGCCTAACCAGGCTTGAAGTCCTCGTAACCCAGTTTTCCTCTTATTAGTACTAACCATTTCATTGTATACTTCTTTTAACGTTCTTTCATCTGCTTTTTCTAATACTTCTTTTATTTCATTAATGTCTTTTTCAGGCCCAATATCTTCTTGGGGCTCAACATTTTCTTTAATTTTTATTTTTTCAAGCATTTTCTGCTCAAGAGTTTCTTCTTCAGTTTCTTCTATATCATTGTCATTATCTATTTCGGATGTAGGCAATGTTGTATCATAAATATTATCGGGTTCAGGAACAGATAATTCTGTTTCTAATCCTAGATCTTCTTCTTCCTCGGATTTAACAGGAACTAACATATATCCTTTTCGTCCTCTTGCCCAAACTATAGTCATATTACCTGCAACAACAAGTAATACGGCTAGTGGATCAAAAACAAATATAAGTGTTATTATAACAGCTCTAACAGCAGAGTCGAGCATTGTTCTAGCATCATCGCCGTAAATCATATCAGCAATATATTTTACAGGCCCAACATCAACTTCTATTTCTCTATACTTGCTTTCATGTTGTAATTTCGTAACCCTTGCATTATCTGCAACAGTTTGTTCTGATTCTATAAATCCTTCAAGTTGTATAATTTTTGTATCAATATCTTCTGTTTTTAATTGTGCTTGCTGTCGTAATTCTTGTATTCGTGTGTTAACAGTTTTTATCTGAGGTGCATACTCTTTATCTATTTTGTCATAATCGTTACGTAATTGCTCACTAACTTTTCTCATTTTATCTCGTGCAACCCACGAAACGCCTCTATCTCTTTTACGTACTTTGTCTATTGCTATTTCTTTTTCTGTTTTACCTGTTTCTTCGTCAACTTTACCATCTGGTCGTTCTTGTAATAAAGCCAAATCATTTTTAGTACGTTCTGCATATTCTGTTAATTTACTTTCTTGTACCGCAATTTGTTCATCGGCTATTACTTTTAATTGTGCTTTTTTGTCTTTAATTCTATCGTATATAATGTTTAATTGTTCTTGTTCGTTCTTAATAAGAAGGTCTACCCGAACATTTTCACCTCTATTAAGCCGGCCAATGTCGTCATTCCATCGTTGTATTTTTGCATTTGATCTTGTTAATTTTTCTGCATATACTTCGATTTGTGCAACCTCTTCTTCAGACATTGCATTTTGTTGTAGGTGTGCTTTTGAGAGGTAACCAAAAATACCCATGGAAGTTATGAGCATTAATATAACAACAGATATTGTAAGGTATGATCTTATTAATTTAGGAATTCTAGGCCAAAATTGGTAGAGCCAACTTGCTGTAACAAGTTTACCAACTTCTAATACTGTACCCATTACTGCAATAGAAACCATTGCGCCACTGAAGATGGCCATTAAGCCTACGATAGAATAATACGCGGCTGTTGCTGAAATACAAAGTGCGGTGAATAAAACGAAGAGAGCAAATATCATTCAGTTATAACGATGTCACTGTTACTTTTCCTACGGCGGCTCCGAAAGAAGCAAACATTGCCGGTGCTATTACACCATCATGATCTTTTTGATCATCGCCGGTTGGATCAACAGATCCTAATGATCGATTATGTGTCAATATATTAGATAAAGGGCTTGCTAATATTCGTTTAATAGCGGTGTCGGGTGAATTAACTAGTGTAGTTGTTACTGCCCCGGAAGCATCTAAATATGTAGTTGGTGTCCAATTCGTTGGATAATTTACTGTGAACCTAACTTTTGTAAAATTGCCTGTGTTACCACCATCTCGTACATTATTAGCATCTACTCCTGCCCAAGTTACAGAATTGGGATTTTCTCGTTCGCTTAATACTTCAAGTATTGCACCCCATCGCATATTACCTTTTTCAAGCCTTCCATAACCTGCGGCGTCATTGATTGTTACGCTTGCTTGGGCTGTTGCTAAACTTTCAGGACATATTGTTCCATCATTATTGGCTACGTTACCTGAACAATCTATGGTTACTGCATAAGATTTTCCTGCATCACCGGCATAAGATGGTGGAGCATCTACGCATGAAATGGTACCTCCCTGGAGTGCGGAAGTAACACCGGCTTTTGAATAATATAATGTTGAAGGAGCATCTGCGGCAACTACCCATTTTATTTCTGTACCAGCAGTTACACCAGTAGTATATGCACCTGTGCCATCGGCTGCGGTGAATAATGCTAATGTATTGCCTGTATTAGTTGAATCAGATTGATCAAAATAATATGTTGATCCTCGTTGAACTGTCATGTTTGGTTGCCTACCGTTTAGAAAACCATCAAACACAAATTTTGCTTGAGAACTAATTGTTTCTACTTTAATGTAGTTAATTACTACTTCTGCAGGGGTTACTCCTGTTACTTGTCCCTGACTAACAAATTCTTCTGCCATTATAATACTCCAATGCTTTTATGTATTTATTCTTTTTCTGTAAAATACTTTGTTGCATATCCTTCTTTTATCATTGTTTCATTTACGTTTACTTCTTTTCCGTCTAGGTCAACGGCATAAACATGTCCGAGAACTCTTCCAAATTTTCCTCGTTTATTTAATACTGTTCGTACTTTAAAATCTCTTGGTAATAATTCTATTAATTTATTTTTTGCTTTTATGCCTTCGTCTTTTTCTGTTGGAACTTTAGATCTTGATTGAGGTGTATCAACGCCATATAATTTTATTCGTTGTTTTACAAAAGTTTGAAATCCGAGGTCTATGTCTGCATCAATAGTATCCCCGTCAATTACTTTTCTTAATTTTGCATTATATTCATACACGTTATTTGGTCCTTTTATCTAATTTATTTATATATTTAAAGATAAATTTAATTAACTTTCTAACAATTGGATCGTCGCTAGTTTCAAAACTATACAAGTATGCCTGCCAATTTGGGCTATCTTTTAATATATTTAGATCACCTTTTCTAAAAGCATCTATAATTGTGTCCTTGTCATGCTTGTGTAATAATTCTTGTGCTATGTTATAAGCATGAGCTTCTAGTTCATCTGGGTGTCCTAAATATCTCCTTTCTGCTTTGTCTTTACCTGGACCTTTATATCCTCGTTGTTGTTTATACCTTCGCTTTCGTGCTTGACCTCTATGTATTAATTCGTGACCTAAACTATCTAATATTTTTTTTACGTATTCATCAAAGCCGTCGTCGAGTAGAATAATCTTTTTTTCTTTATTGCTAAACAAAAGTTCTAATTCAACTGGTGCATTAGGATCATCTTTATCTTTATCTATATCCTGACTGTAGAAAGCATTTAAATTTTGTTCACCTGGTTTTAAATTTTCAGTTCTTGTAACTTCTACATCGATAGCAAAATCTTCTAATGGTCCTTGCAATATTGCTCCTAGTTTTTCGGGAGTCAATTTGTAACCAACAATTCCGTTTTTTACTGATAGTAATGCGTCTTTATATTTCTGTAATGGTGGCAACTTTGTAATTTCATTTATCAGCATTAGCTAATCTCAAAAGTTTCATCTATATTTGAACCTTCAAGTTTAATATAATACCCGCCACTTTCTGTGGGACCAAATGTTGTTTTATGATCTGGTATGCGGCCAACTACTTGCTTGAAGATATCATTAGATGCTGTTCCATTATCAGTAAAGTTATATTCTGAACACCACTGTTCTAACCATGCTCTATCGTAAGCCATAAATCCTCCTCTAATGTATAGTAATATTTATTTCAATGCTACCAGACTGCCATTTTCCCATCTATAAAATAAATGAGTATCGATTCTTACCGTTTTTATAAATTTTTTATTTTTTGCCCATCTGGGTAAATCTATATAATTTGCATGGTAATGGGTTGCCCCTTCTGTAAAGTCAATAAACAACATGGATCTTTTTAGAAAATATTCTGCCAAGGCTTGTGAATAAACCCATGCCTTTCTATTTTTTGGTATATCAGACAAGCCATCACAATACCAACTAAACTGGCATCGATCTTTACTAGGAAGTTTCTTTTTAAGAGTTTTGTGGTAATAGTGTTTACCTTGGTGTACCACTTGACAAATAGATCCAGGAAATCTTTCATCTGCAACTCTATTCATGGTAACCAACATAACACCGATTTTTCCAGATAAACTTTCGTTTCGAGCTTCGTGGTAAATGTTCATAGCAAGACACTTGAGTTCACTGCTAGAAAAAACCATAAATGTATTTCTGTATTTAGGTTCTGTATGTTTTTGAATGCGTTTCTTTACATCACTTATTGAGGGATAATTATGTTTCCCGGTATCACTGTTAACAACAATTTTAATTGCTGTTGCAGTTGTTGTAAAAAAGATACAAGATAAGGCACTTAGTATTAAAGTTTTAATACTCATTCATTTCTCCAAAATTTTTTAATTTGATTTGTTCCGCATAAAGTTTCCTTTAGCAAGTACGGCAAATCCCAGTCTAGGATCATACATGAATAAAGACTGGGATTATTTAATAGAATTACTCGTTACTTTTTGTCGTAGATTCCCCAAAGAATCCAAAGAGCAATCAAGCCTACAAGTCCTTCTCCACCTAATGCTTTTACGAAGCTAACTACGTTACCTAGAATGTCAAAAGGAAGGAACACTACATTTGCTCCAAAAATAATTTGAAATACAACGCCTAGCATTACAAGTGAGAGTCCTATTTCAGTGAGGCCTCTTACCCATATAGCGATATTTTTAATAATATCCATTTAATAATCTCCTTTAAAGCAATTGTAAAAATTGCTGTCATATATTTAGTGAATTTTTTAGTATTTTTTGCTTGTTTTGGTGTATTTTAACGTATTTTTTGTATTATAAGATACTATAATGACTGGTTTTCTTATGTTTTTGCATAAATGCTTTTTTTAACAGCATCTATTCCTTTAATGCTTTTTTCAACAGCATTTATTGCTTTTAAATATTCTTCTTTATTTTCGGCTATATTGTCTGCGTTAGATAAACGAAATTTTAAATCTTTCAAAGTTAAAGACGTCTTGGCGAAAGTGAAACTGTTTTTCCATTCCATAACGGCTTTAACAATAGGTTTTTGTAAATCATATACAATTTTTATTCGTATAAAATACGGGTCCAATTCATCTAACCTTTGATAGGTTATACCTATCATATTTCTTATTTTGTTAGATTTAATAGAGTATATGTAATACCTATTTTTATTGAGGGAGTTATTGTTTTCACATATAACTCCCGTTTAAAGTTACCTACTTCTTCTCTACAAATTCGTAGAGCTCAGTGGCCTTAGTCTTAATATCATCAATGCTATATGACTTTGGCTGAAGTTCTTTCCAAAACTCCATAGTTGCGGTACCGTTATCTATTGCTAGAGACCAAGCATCCGTAACAAATTGCTCTTGTCTTGCTGTTTGTTCTTGAAGATAGCCTTGGGCCATTTCAAGTAATTTGAACCTAAGTTCGAATGGATTACTAGACATAATTTTCTCCTTTATGTGTGTCTGTGTGTAATGGAGGGATTCTTCTGTTCCCAAGTGATCCCCCGGAGGACAATCCTCTAACTCGGCTACTGACTATGCGGCAAGCATAACCTGTGCAGATGTATAATCGTTATTATTTGCGATTAAGTTTAATGTCGTCTCGTCTTTGCTTCCCACGGTGTCGAAATCTATTTCACCCCCATCAAAGAATTACATGTTATAATTAAGATAAAACCATGCTATACCCATTCCTAATATTGTCAGAGTAAAAAACCATGTTAATACTTTATCCATATAATCCTTTGGTGGAGGTGATGGGAATCGCACCCATGTCCAGTCGCTTTCAACATAGAGTCTTAAACAACAATAGTATTTATAAAATAGTATTTATAATGTGACGTCCGACGGTATTTGAACGTAATCTACTGCAATTGACCAATTTATACGTTTGTTTGCTTCGCCAGTTATTGTTATTCGTAAAACATTAGTTGCTGAATATGCAGTTATTCCTACATCCCAAGCATCTGTTCCGGTGGAAGCTCCACCTAAATCATCATTAGTTACTGAGGCCTGATGCTGAAATGTATGTTCAACATTAGCACCTACTAATGTTAAATTGCCGCTAAAGTTGTTTATTACATTTCTAAATTCCCAGGCTTTTTGTTCGCTTATAAGACCAACACGTCTTGCCGCAACTCGTATTGTGAA